ACTGCTGTATTTTCCGCTTGCATCGAGTATTTCAAAATTTCTGCTGATGCCACTGGATGTTCTGTTTATAGATTTAATTTTTAATATGTCTTGTGAACTAGACAATGGTGCAAGATTATAATCTTCTCCAGTGATCATTCTATTCTGCGTATAGTACACCGCAGGAGCATTGGTTCTAATTGAATCGATATCTTCCGATGCAGCACTTGAAGCCACAGAATATTGAAGAGCCAATCCCACAGTTAATGTTTGTGCTTGACCGTTCTTGCTAACATATGGAATTGAAATATTAATTCCTCGCAGCTCTGCAGGAGCGATAGTATAACTTAATCCGTTGCTGACTCTATAGTAGGCACGAAATGCACCTTGTGGTAAATTTCCATAAACCCCGTCAGCAAATACTAAATCAACTCTGTCTTCTTCTTTGGTTTCAACTGAATAGATATTTCTAATGTTTTGTGTAATGCTGTTATAAGCAATGTTATTACCAATTAAACTGGCGACTTGAGTCCATTGATCTAATTGATTTCCGCCGCTTCCTAAGCTAAACAACCATACATCGTCATTGTTAATGTTTGCACTATCAACTGCAACTGTTTCATTGGTTGTTGGAACATCAATAGAAAAATCTGCAAGTTCTAGGCTACCTTGTTTAAACAATAGATAAAATCCAGTGTTCTGACTTCCTGGACCTTTACCATCATTGCGATATATAAATCCCAGTTGGTTTCCCGGTACCGGCGGTTCTTCATAAACCGCATCGCTGTCTTTGAAAGCTGTACTAACTATTTCAAAGGTCATAGATCTTGCTGCTACAGTTTTGCTGAATGTGTAGATCGGAACATCAGTGCTGATTGTCTTGAATCTATATTGTTCTGTGGGAATTCCCTGTATTGTTCCAGATCCTTGGCTACGACCAAATTCTGTGTTGTCGGCCATGGCTGCGTTGAGAATAGTGATAAACTGTTCTAACCAGTTGGTATTAGTTGGGTCGTTCCATGAAACTATCTGATTGGCTAGATTTTTACCGTTTGAATCTAATAATTCTTCTGTGGTTGTTACACTGGAAAATTTAATTAATCCGTTGGCTGCTATGTTTCTTTTAGCATTGTAACTAAGCATGCGAGCTAAACGTAAAACACTTTCTTTGCGTTCTGCTAATTCGATAAAATTTTCTCTTGATGCTAGATCGATACGGAAAGCTAGACTTTGTCCTAGGAATGCCACTGCATCAATAAGAGCCATATACTCAGACGATTCAATATAATCATTAAAATCTTCTGGATAATTTTCTCTTAGATAAGTGATAATAACTCTGCGAAGATTTTCAAAGTCATATGATTTAAAATCAGCATTCTTAAATGTCTGATAGACTCTGGTCCAATCTTCATTGAGTATTAGGTTATTTTGTCTACTAGTTGTTGTCATTGTCAGTTCCTATATCATATTTACCAAACAAAATTAACTGCTTAGTTAATGATAGAATTATTCTTGTCAAAATCAAACGTCATGCGTTCATTGATGTTGAACGGTATGTATGTGACATCTGCCTGTATGCGTATTCCAATATCTGTACTATCAATCAAAACTTCGTTTACTACAATTCTCGGATCGTAATTGATTATTGTTTCTACATCTTTAGCTATCATTTCTTTAACATCTTCAGTAAATTGTTCAAATAGCATATCCCAAATAATAGTACCAAATTCTGGATTTTCTAATTTCTCGCCTTTGCGAATATAAAAATGATTGATCAAATCCTGCTTGACTAAATCAATGTCATAGATTTTATAATTCTTAGATGATTCTTTAGAATTAAATCCCTTATAGGTAAATGTGCCGCCTTTATCACCTACAGAAGCTGTGTTAGTTGCGACAGTTTTTTGATTGTATAATTTATTTGCCATACTATCTCCTAGGTATCCCTATCTGTATTTGTTGGCGTTAAGAATTGGGGTACTTGATTTTCATGTAGGGGCCACGGTTCGTGCATCGGTATTCTCTTCATAATGCTGGATATAGTTCCTGATTGATATTTTGCTGTTGCCCAGTCAGCTGAAGTGGATGTAGCTGGATTAGCATGTGTTGTTAATGGCACAACTTGTTCAGCTACATCAGCCACATCGGCTAATGTTCCGTTCATATGTATTGTGCTGGCGCTTTCTCTAAGTTCTCCCACTGCTACTATATGTGTACTCGCTCCTGAAGTGAATCTATTGTTAGCTGCAGAAACAACGTTGATATTACCTGTTGACGCTAATTTTGTTGTTCCGCCTATTTTTTGATCCCAGTTTGAACCCACAGTGATTTTTCCATCTGCTCCTATCAGCAGTTCCATGTTGGTTCCTATGTCTGCCTTTAGTCTGCCTCCAGATTTCATGTTGATGTTTCTGCCGGCTTCCAGATTAATATCTCTGTTGGCGAATACATTGAGATCAGTTTCTGTATGAATACTGACACTGTCTTGAGCATAGATATCGATCTTACCATTTGACGTCAATTCAATCCATGTGGTTCCCCTAGAATTTCCAATGTAAATTAGATCTTCTGAATTGTGCATCAATATCTGGTGCCCGGTTCTGGTTCTTACACGGAAATATTCATTATAAGGAATCGTTGATTCGCCGGCGCTGGTTGCTGTTTCGCCTGTGCCTACGACTTTCTTTTCAAGAAGGTCGATGTATTTTACCGGACCCGAAGCTGCGGAAGTTGCTCGATGATATCTATCATCCCCGTCATCCATGACAAATTGTGTTCCGCCTAATCTGCTGATAGGCACAGGAGAACTTGTTTGTCCGTCTATTGATCCGATGTTTGCACGTTTAGCATTTTCTCTGCGATCTACTGGGCCGGGGGAGGATATACCAAATACCATACTTGGTGCTTCTCTTCTACTTGACGTTGTTGTGACTCCTCTAACATCGTCTTCTAATAATCCCTGTTCTAAAAATCTATCTGCAATAGGATGAACTGCTTTTGGAATTTTTTCTACATCAATAGTTTGGTCTTTAGAATTTAACTTTCTATTAACTTCTGCTACTGGTAGCGGTGTTCTTTTAGTAACGTCTTGATTTACTCCGTATTTTCTCTTGTCAGCAGCATCTATATCAAGTTCCGTAGATCCTCCGATCGCCGGGACCATATGATTTGCAAATCTACTAGGTACACATCCTATCCAATATCCCTGTGATGGATCACCGTCTATGAATACTACCAATACTGTGACTCCCACATCCGGTGGTACGAACCACATGCCATAGGATTTTTGTGTGTCGTTGTAGGCTTCTGCTGTGGTAGATCCTGCAGCACTAGGTCTTTGTCCTAGCGCCTGTTCTCCTTGAGTCTGTTTCGCTATCGCAGAATTCTGGCCCATGAACTCAAATCCGGTATATCCAAAGAATGGTTGAGCGCAACTCACTACATAGGTCTGAGTATCTTGTCCTATGGTATTACCTTGGTCTCTAAGCAATGTGACTTCGAGGCTACCCATAAAACTTGGATCAAGATGGCTGATAATCCTTGCAAGATAAGGACCGTTGCCTATTCCTCTAGAGTTTGTTAATTCCGCCGACGAGCGTTTATCTTCTGCCATTTTTTATCCTATTCTACCTGTTAGAGCTGCACGACGTTGTGCGTCTTCACTTGTTGGGACTACTCTTATTTTTGTAGCGGTATCTGACACACTATTACGATCAGGCACCGGAGTTCCGAACTCGTATGCTCCTTCGTCACCGTTTTGCGCTCTAATAGTTTGACCTGCTTCTGGGGGTAATTCTTTGTATTCTATATCCTGACTTGGCATTCTCATGCAAGAAAGTTTTTGTCTAAAAGTACCATCAGTGAATACACTTTCACATTGATTGACTTTGTAAATACCGCTAAAGGGACTTTCTTTGCCGCCATAGGAAAATTCATAGGTTCCATTTCCTTCATTGATATCTGACGGTGTTCTAAATGTTAGATATATGTATACGTCACTGCCTTCATAATTCATTGTGCCGTCTTCGGTTATTTGAGAATTATTTTCTGTAGCAGGAGCAAAATAATTAGCAAATCCGCTATCTACTATCCAATAAGGATCTCCTAGGATTTCTATGTTAATAGTAACCATTTCTGTTTGATTCTGAGTAAATGCTTTATGAAAAGCTTCTGCTACTGCCTGTTCAACATCCTGTTGTCTCGATCCGCCTTTGATTTTATCGTCTAAAGCGTCCGGGGTTCTGCGATTTCTCTTTCTGCCGCCTGTAGCTAAAGCAGCAGCAACCGCAGCGCCTTTGCCTGCTTTAGCTTCTTTGTTCTGTTGGGGTGCTGGGCCTCCACTGGTATTTGGATCAGACGCTTTAGCACTGTCCGCTGGATTACCGGGCGGGGTTCCTGTAAAGAAAGAGTTTTTAATTTCAATATCAAATCTTAGAACATCAACATTCTGTCCAGTGTAGATATAATTGTATGCCTTAGTAATTTTTTTCTTTATAGGGGCATAGTTGGGTACCGAAGTTGGATTTGAAAATATTGATTCGTGAACTAAGAACGGCACAACTCTATATGTGAATCTCTTGGCAAAATCACCGGTAACTATGTCATAATCTAAGAGTTCTATTTGAACGTCTAATCTAAACCACTTAATAAATCCGTCTGCGGTTCGACCAGTTTTTGATTTAGGATCTATGGCTTCTTTGGCATATTCCGAGCTTAGAATAACCTGATTTATTATCGCGGTTAGGGACTGGCCTTGAGCAAATTGAAAAGTTCTGTCCTTAGGATTAATAGTCATGTTATCTCTTCTAACTATTCCGTCCTTGCTGACTTGATCGCCATGTTTAGGCATTACGAAATTTCCGCCTTTGTTTTGACCGAACCCGAAGGTAGATTTACCAATGTCATTGGTATCGAAATTTGTCTGTACCTTGACATTTGCATTTCCCTTTAGTGTCAACGGTGCTACTTCATTAGGATTAACTGTGGCTGTTTTGTCTACACTTTTGATATCACGCATGGCATTGAATGTAGATGATGATGTTGGAAAATCTATCACGTATTCGTCTTTGATTCCAATTTGCTCAT